ATGGGCCTGCCGTTAAACCGACACCCACCGGGTAGGTCATTATCGTCGGGAGACTCCTTTGAGTTCCGAGAAGGTTCGAGCCCAGATGAGCTTTTTGTCCTTCTTGCTGATTCCGGGTGGCATCGTGAAGAATCGACCGGCGCGTTTTGCGTCCTTGGCCTCTTCTATGACTTCGGCGAGGGTTTCGGCGTATTCCTGAGTTCTGGGGGCGGTGCGCTTGGATTCTCGGGCCTGTTCATCCGAAAGCCTCCGGGTGGCTCTCGTTCGATCTCGTTCCCAGTCCAGCCCACTCATCCCGGGAATATCTCCGTGAGATCGCGGAATGTGCGCTCGAATCGGTAGAACAGGGGGACTGGCATTGACTGCTGCTGCGTCCACGGGCGTGTGCCGTCGTCGAGAGCGAGGTCTCTGGTCGCCTCGATCGTCGTAGCCGCCGCCGGAGTGTGACTGAGCGTGTCCGTCTCCATCCCCAAAATCTACATCTCGATCCCGATTTTGCAACCCAAGTTGCGGGTTTCGCGATGAACACTATCCTAATCCCAAATATTGACCTCGGAGGTATGGAATGGATACGACCGATCCGGGCTCTCATCCGCTTTCACGAGTTGGTTATGAGAAGTACTGCTACGCCCGGCTGAATGGGCTCGGCCCCCAAGAGGCGCATATCGAGGCGGGCTTCTCCGAGAAGACCAAAGGCAACTGGAAGCTCGAGGGCAACCCCAAGATCAAGCGCCGCCTGACGTGGCTGCGTGCTCAGGTCGCGACCACCGTGGTCAATGCCAATGCCGTCACTCGTAGCGAGATCATCGAGTCCATCCGCGACACACGGCGCATTGCAAAGAAGGGCACTCCGATCTTTGCCAAGGACGGATCGGACACAGGCGAGTCGAAGCCTGACTTGTCCGCAGCCAATCGTAGCGATGAGATCCTGGCGAAGATGCATGGCTTCATGCTGGATGTGACACTGAAGGAAGACCTCGATGCGGAACTCGATGGCAAAGACCCGAAGGAACTGAAGGCTTTTGTTCTCAGCCTTCTGGAGCAACTCGATCCCAACATGCGGAAACAGTTGATGAGTGAAGTCCAGACCTCAGACGACGAAGTACCGGAGGGCACAACCTTCCAATGAACGTCGCCGAACTGAAAAAGGCCGCACGCATCGTCAAGTCTCTTACACAGAACAAGATGATCAACTACGCGCCTTATCCGAAGCAGCTTGAGTTTCATAACAACGGGTCGAAGTTTCGTGAACGGCTACTCCTTGCAGGCAATCAGAGCGGCAAGACGCTGGCTGCCTCTATGGAGGTGGCCTATCACGCTACGGGCCGATACCCGGATTGGTGGGAAGGCCGAAGATTCAACTCGGCGATCCGTGCATGGGTGGCAGGGACCAGTGCTGAGGGAACTCGTGATACCGTGCAGAGGCTCCTATTGGGTGACGGCCCCGACTACGGCACAGGCTCCATCCCGAAGTCTGCACTCCGTGAAGTGAAGCAGGCACGCACTGTGACGGGTGCCGTGGGTCAGATGTATGTGGATCATATTGCAGGGGGCACTTCGTATATCGGTGTTCGTACCTACGAGCAACCCCGTGAACGGTGGCAGGGTGAGAGTCTGAACCTGTTGTGGTGTGATGAGGAACCCCCGATCGGCCATTACACAGAAGGGCTGACTCGTCTCAATGCGCGTGAGGGCATCTCGCTGATGACGATGACTCCGCTGCTCGGCATGACGAAGACGGTGCAGATGTTCTATCCGCATCCGACGACTCTGGATCGTTCGCTTACGATGATGACCATCGAGGATGTAGATCACTACACCGATAACGAGAAGCAGCAGATCATTGCTTCGTACCCTGCACATGAACGTGAAGCGCGACTCAACGGCATTCCGATGCTGGGCAGTGGTCGTGTATTCCCGGTAACGCAGGAGTCGATTACCTGTAAGCCGTTTGAGATTCCCGATCACTGGCCTTTGCTCGGTGCAATTGATTTTGGTTGGGATCATCCTACCGGCGCAGTGGCAATGGCATGGGACCGTGATGCAGACTGTATCTATATCACCCATGCATTCAGGGAACGTGAGCAGACCCCTTCGGAGATTGCAGTGGAGTTGAATCACTGGAATCGCGGAATGCCGTGGACATGGCCCCATGATGGGCATGTGCATGACAAGGGATCAGGTGTCACGATTGCAGATCAGTACCGACGCCAAGGGCTCAGGATGATGCGTGAACACGCAACATTCGCAGATGGCGGTCATGGGTTGGAAGCAGGCGTCTCGGAGATGCTGCTAAGGATGAAGTCGGGTCGGCTGAAGATATTCCATCAGCTCGAGCCCTGGTTTGCGGAATTCAATATGTATCACCGCAAGGATGGTCGTATCGTGAAGGAGTCCGATGATCTCCTCTCTGCTACTCGTCTATGTATTATGGCGAAGCGTTTTGCAAGAACTCGCGAGCCATCACATTCATTCCCCACGTCGGTAGGACAGGATTACGATCCGTTCCATCCGCGTGCTGCATGAGGAAACAAGGCTATGTCTTCACTTTTTGCGACACCTAGCACTCCGCAACCGCCTAGACTCGACTCCAAGGCGATTGAGGAAGAGCGCCGTCGTCAACTTGCCGCGCAGAAAGCGGGAGGTCGTAACGGAACGATCCTGTCTGGTGCGGGCGGGATTACTGCACCGATCCTCGGGTCTTCGTCTACTTCATTGTCAGGGGGTGTAGGATGAGTACGAATGACCTCTACACAGTCATTGATCCGATTGGCATTTTCCATGAAACGTCAAAGGCCGAGAAGGCACGCAAAAACAGCAAGGGGAAGAAACAAAAGCCGAGGCAGACGACATCAGGCGAATCCGTGTTGTCGGGATCGCAGACGGCCACTTCGGGCACGTTGCTAGGTTGATCTATGCAAAATGACTCACAGGTAAATCGCCTACTGTCTCGTGCTGAAGAGTTGCAGACAGGGCGACGCACGACCGAGACGACGTGGCAGGAGATCGCCGACAACCTGTTAGGCCGTCGCGACTTCACTACGGAGCGTACCCGTGGTCAGCAGCGCATGGCGCAAATCTATGACGATACGTCGAAGGTGTCCGGCTCGTTGCTCGCGGGTGCGATGCACAGTCTACTGACGAGTCCAGCCGCCCGTTGGTTTGCGTTGTCCTTCGAAGATCAGGATCTTCAGGACATACCGGAAGCTGCCATTTGGTTGAAAGCCGCAGAACGTCGCATGTATGCGGCACTCGCTGCACCGAAGGCCAACTTCCATTCGCAGTTGGCGGAGGCGTATATCGACCTGATCTATTTCGGTACATGCGGTTTGTTCATTGACGATGTAGCCGGTGTTGGGACCATGTTCTCTGCACGGCCTTTGTCGGAGCTGTTCATTGCCGAAGATCCAAGCGGTCGGATTGATACGATCGTGCGTGAATTCAAACTCACTGCACGGCAAGCAACGAGTATATGGGGTGAGAAGGCAGAGGCGGCGACCCGTGCAGTAGACGCAGGGAAGCACGAAGACACTCAGGTGTATCTGCATATCATCCTACCCAACGATGATATTGATGCAGGCAAGGTGGATACGTCTGGAATGCCGTGGGCCAGTTTCCACATAGCGCGAGACAATAGAGCCATCCTGGGTTCAGGCGGCTTCCATGAGTTGCCGATTGCAACACCGCGTTGGGAGACGGATGCGGGTGAGGTCTATGGACGCGGCCCCGGATGGAATGCGCTTTCGAATCAGAAGATGCTCAATGAGATGAAGAAGGTGATGCTGAAGGCGGGGCAGAGAGCAGTCGATCCGCCGATGATGGTTGATTCAGAAGGCGTCCTTCCAGGCAGTTTGAACTTCAATCCGAGCGCGGTGATCCCGATCAATAGCGTGATGTCGAATATGAACCCGCCCATTCAGCCGCTTCCGTCCGGTGGGAATTTCAGTATCTCTCAGGCGATGATCGAAGATGCACGCAAAGCTATACAGGATTCGTTCCATCACCAGTTGATCGAAACCATCCGCGATCCACGGATGACGGCAACTCAGGTACTCGAACTCTCCGCTCAGATGCAACGCCATCTTGCGCCGATCCTTGGCAGGATGCAGACCGAGATGCTGGAGCCGATCATCGAACGAGTCTTCGCTATCGAGATGCGTGCGGGCCGGTTACCGCCTGCTCCACAGGAGATTTCAGACCAACCCCTCAAGATCAACTATGTGAGCCCGGTGGCTCGAGCACAGCAGACCTCAGATGCCCGTGCGATCATCGACTTCAGTGGGTTCGTTGCGAACCTCGCCAATGTGTCACCCGAAGTATTGGATGTGGTTGATTTCGATAGGGGTGCGCGAGAACTGGGTGATGCACTGGGTGTCCCCGCTACGATGTTGCGTGATGGCGAGGCAGTTGAGGAGCGACGTGCAGCAGCCCGTGAAGTGGCGGCGCAGCAAGAGAAGGAACGGCAAGCGGTCGTTGCGTCGGATCAGTTGGCGAAACTGGCAAGTGCTGCACCGCAGGGTGGAGGTCAGTGAGTAGGGAATATGTCGATCGGATCGCAAGCGACTACAGGAAGACATTCAAGACTGCATCGGGCAAGCATGTACTCATGGATCTGTACGAGAAATGCCATGGGCTCCATTCGACGTTCCCCGTCTCAGGCAGTTCGATGGAGATGGCCCATAACGAAGGCAAGCGATGGGTGCTTCTCTATCTGGTCGATAAGTTGAAGGAACACGATCAGGATCTCAGGAAACTCTGGGAAAACCACATCGCAGAACGAGTGAGAGAGGAAACTAAATGAGCGCAGCAGAACCCAATATCGCAGAACCAGTCAGCGAGTCATTCACGTCAGAACCGTCGCAGACAACGTCCGTACCGATTTCGACTCCCTCGCCGACTGGGAATTGGCGAGACTCGTTGTCGGTGGATCTGCGTAACAACCCCACGCTCGAAACGATCCCCGACATCGAGACGTTGGCGAAGAATCACATCAACGTGCAGAAGTTGATTGGCACGGAGAAGATAGAGCGTCCCAAGGAAGATTGGACGCCGGAGCAGTTCTCAGACTTCTACACGAAACTAGGTCGTCCTGCCGAGGCGGGCGACTACGATCTCGATGCTATCGCACGCCCCGAGAATCTACCGTGGGATGATGGGTTCCAAGATTCGATGGTCAGCATCATGCACGAAGCGGGCTTGAGTCAGACGCAGGTATCGAAGATCCTGTCCGGGTACATCGAGTCGGTCGGCGGTCAGTACACAGAGGCAACGGGTGAGGCACAGCGGAGTCGAGAGACGGGCATTGCCGATCTTCGTTCCGAGTGGGGTAAGAGTTTCGATTCGCAAGTCGATCTTGCCAAACGTGCATTCCGTTCCGGTGCAGGCGATGCATTCGAACAGGTTGCCGGGATGATGCTCGCCGATGGCGGGAAACTCGGCGATCACCCTTCCATCATTCGTGCCTTTGCGGCACTGGGCGGGAAGATGAACGAGCATGGACTTGTGGGTGGCGTTACGTCGAACTTGACGATGTCGCCGCAACAGGCGGGTGG